TTAACCTCATTACAGTTTACTAAAACCATATTTAAAATAACGTTTTCGGTGGTCGGTGATGTTATGGTCTGTCCTAAAAGAGCCGCATATTGAATCAAATTATTAGTCACTGTAACGGGCAATTCCTGGAGATTATTCATTGAAGCCACAGCCCTGCGCATTGCATTGTTGGCCGAGCCCATGATTCTTGCAGGGACATCGTTTATAAAGGAAATAGTATTATCAAGAACGCTGAATGGTTGTGTTACAGTTGATAAAAAGCTATCCCAAGTCCCTATCACGGTATCTGCAACGCCCAGAAATACTTGGGTGGCTTGAGAAACATTAGAAATCTGTGAGCTTAACGTCTGATTAAAATTTACTACTTTATCTAAACAATCTTTATATCCTGACGAGGCTATAGCATTTGCAATATTTGCATGTATGCTGTTTAAAGCGGAAGTCTGGAGCACAACCATATCGGCAAAATTAGGACGAGCAAAAGATATATTTTGTATATCTTTTACTACAAAATCAATATCTATTTCCGCATAGTCCTGGACATCAGTTCTAATAGTTCTTAATGAATTTATGTATCCAACCAAGTTCCCGTAAACGGGGTGGACTAGCGTGTGGTAAACATTGCTATTTGACATATCCGCAAGAAAATCATAATGATTATTATAATTAGGATCAATGTCCTCGGATGGGGTAACGGCGTCGCCAAACCAAAACGTTTTGAAAGTAATTGTTCTGGGGTGGTTTCCAAGATTTTGTATAAAAGCCCCATCGCTATTCACATACTCGTGTTGGGCTAAAGCCGCGGTAAGAGTGTCTTCGATCGTGAGCATGTTTAGCAAATAAAACTGGTCCTTGGACCCGTTGGTATCTATTTTTGCAATGTATTGTATAGACATAATTATTGTGCTATGGCAAGGCCATAAGCTCCTGTTATTTTCATTTGTGATTTAACTTTTACAGGTTCTACTCTTTCTCCAGTAGGAAGATATATGGCAATATCGTTTTTTACGTTTGGGACAGTATTAAAACCCGTTGAATTAACATTATACACATGCTTGGAAGCTTCGCGAGCTTTCTCCGCAGCTACAGTCGGGTGTTCAAATTCGTCCCACTGGGCCTTGGCCGAGGCCCTGACCGAGGCCGCGTTTTCGTGCTGGCCTGCTTTGTCTAACTGAATTGCCTCTGCCTGTTCCATCACAATACCTGTTCTTTGGGCCGAGGAAGCAAGTCTTTTATTTTTGTCTTTTTCTAAATGGCCCGTTAGTAATTCATTCATCGCAGCAATAAAAGTCATTGTCTGTTTAGCAGTTTCTCCTATAGCTTTTCCTAATCCTGTGAAAACTTCGGTAAGCTCTTTTATTGTCTCTGGATCTATTTCTTGCAAAGACTTAGCTATAGCGTCCAAGGCTGGAGACAAGGCCGAGTCAGCAAATCTTAAGCCAATAGTTGATAAAGCGTTAAATGATCCAGATAAGCTATGTGCTTTATTATCCGCCATTTCCAAGGCAGAGGCAAGAGTTCCACCTTTAACGGCGGCAGTAAACTTGTCCCAATCCCTAGTCATTAGCCCTATATCAAACGATCCTTTTCCGAATATCTTTTGAAGTATATTGGCTCGTTTCTGAGGATCGGTGGTAGCTTTATCCACAGCGTCAATTACTTTTTTAAAGTCCATGTCTGCCATGTCTTTGGGAGTTAGTTTTAAAAACCTTAGATCTGCCTTAGTTAAAGTTCTTTGCATTTGGCGAAGACCTTTATTCATTGCCATAGGATTAGGCGTGAACATAGCCATTGTTAAAAATTCCCCTAACTTGGCAGGGTTATGCGATGGATCGGATTTAAAAGTCCTAATCAAAGAAGGAATATCAGGTAATAACTTTTCAAAATTGGTTTCTACGCCGGCCATGGCCGATGTTCCAACAAGCTTTCCTATCATTTCTTCAAAAGCCTTGCCCGTCAACCCAGACTCCTTGGAAATATCTCCAAGATTTTCTCCCAAGACCTCGGCCGAGACTCCTGACGCGGCCATCATTTTTGACATGAAACCCATTTCTTGTGACACAAACTTTGCATTGTGGGAAGAGGATAAAGCCGCGGTGGAAAGTTTAGTCACATCGTCGACCGTGTTTCCAGTAGCTTGGGCCACGTCAAAAATATTGTTCTTCCATCCATACATTTCGCCCGCGGATAAGTGGCCTGTGTTTCGTAACTTTACCATCGCGGAATCAAGTTCAATTACTTTCTTTGACATCTCATACACTGCAAACGCGCCGGCGGATGCACCTATAGCGGAAGAAAAACCTTTTACGGCATCTTTTAAGACCCTGACCTCGACTTGGGTCTTTTTTAGCCCGTTTATAAGGTTTTCACCCTTAAAACGGCCTATAATATCTAGGTTTTTATCTGCCACGATTTATCCTTTGGTTTCAACCGCATTTTACTGGGATTTTGTTTTGCATCCAGCACAATACTTTGCAGGATGGAAAAAGCCATTAACTGACCGTCGGTAAGATCGTCGGGTCGCTTACCATAGTAAGCATTAATTTTTTCAGCAAACTCATACTTGAAATGTTCTCGAGAGTTTGCTCTGGCTTTTTTTTTAAACTTGTAACAAGCCTATCGAACTCATCGCTCGACAGATTGCTAGGCGAGGGATTCATTTCCGAATCGAATGCGGCATATTCTTCTAGTAAGGCTATTTTTACACTGGCGGTCAAAGCCTTACGAAATTCCGTTATGTTCTTGGCAATGGGTTCTTCCCTATGAGAAGGATCCCGCAATGCCCTAAATAAAATCTGCGTGTGCTCTTCTCCTGTGTACCCATTTGCATTCATCATATGCGGGTTTAATATTCCCGCGGCCTTAAAAATATTCTCAGTTTCAAACAATGACTCTTGTAATTCGTGTTCTGAAAGCACATGTAAAGCAACATCTACATCAGTTCCGGGCCATTTAATCAGTTTAAAGTTGTTGCCACCCAACTTTATTTTTTGAAGAAGATCAGACATTTTTTTCTCCTTAATGAGAGGGTTAAACCCGGCCCAGTCTTGGCTTTTGCAACCCTCTCACAGGATGCAAAACCAAGACCAAGCCAGATATTTTAATTACACGGGTATATCGTATCCGCTATCTCCGTCCTTTGCAATAGCTATAAAAGCCACGTCTCGGACGAATTCATTCTCAAAATCCAATTTGGATTCTGATACTGATTCAACTACGCAACCCGAATACACATGCCGTTCTCCACCGTCCAGAATGACCGTGAAAGTCGAACCGCCCGGCAGGGTATAAAAGTCCACAGGATTTACCTGGGGAACAACATACTCGGCCTTGAATTTATAACGCCTAGTTAAAGGCGCCGTGCCAGTCGTGAACATCAACTTGACGTCCTTGGCAAGCATAACGGGTTCCTCCTGGAAGGACTTGAAATCCGCTATAAGCGCTCCGTTATACTCGAGCGCCGCATGAACAATATACTGGGCCATATTAAACTCCTTTAGTTTGAACCAAGGATGAGGTTAAGCTGTGTCGCGATAATATGCAAACCAGAGACAATGTTAAGAGGTATCTTAACGTCCAACTGATTTACATTTGACAAATCTTGCTGGACAATAACACCAGACTTCAGAGTATCCACATTCTGCAAAATCCCCGCACTCTGCAAAAGATACATCACATCAATAGCCTGGTCCTTGACCGAGGCCGTGATTCTTGGCGTGAGCTTTGCTCTGGCAAAGACGTTGGAAAAACGTGTGTTAAACTGAGTACGGCAATAGTCCATTTCACGAATCGTGTTGATGTCCAAGAGAGTAGGATCGGGAATCGAGCTACCATTAAGCGTGTATGTGCTGATCGCCCGAACAATGGCCACATCTTCCCCCGGTATAATATGCAATGGAGTAATTCCGTTATTAAGCAGATACTCTTCGTTAGTCCGGCTAAGGCGATCGATAACCGCGGGAGCGGCTATGCCAGCCAGAACAAGATTATCATAAGGAACAGCGGGGTCTGCCTGAGAAGCAAGGACAGCTCCATACGCCCCAGCAATTTTAAATGCAGGGCTCTGGGCAATAGGTGTATTGCTTGTATAGGCAAGATATGCGATCGAAGAGCGACCGTCATTCATTCCACTTGCAAGAGCCACGGCCGAGGCCTGGGTACCTACAAGGTCTGTCACCGCCGAGACTTGGACACAGGGGCGCTGTTCGGTCGAGCTCGAAACAAAAGTATTGAAAGCCACTCCCTGACCAAGACTGGTCGCGGAAGGTATAGTATTAACCACGATCGTATAACCCGCGCCCTGAATTAGGTTAAGAGGGGTACCTGTAGTAGTGTAAGGACCAATTGCAGGGTCTGTTGCTCCGCCAGCCATGTCAGTCGTCGTGACCGAGGCCAAGCCCTGGGTAACAGAGGCGTTTATGCCTATAAAATTACCAACGGTTCCTTTGTTTTTTGCCGTGAATGTAATCGTGCCAGCAGACGAAGAATCGGTAACGGGTAATTGCTGTGCCACGCTTGCCAACGCAGTCATAACGCCGGCGGATATGGAAGCCTTGGTATCGTTTTGAGAGTACGAATATTGAACGAGCTGGTCGCCCACATACAGGCTTAATTGACCATTCGTGGAAGCCGTTGTATCTCCAATAACAAGTGTTCCCGTGGCAGGGGACGAGCCAATGGCGTCGCTTATAGGCATTACGCTTATCATGGCATTAGGATTGGCGGCAATCGCAGACTGGGCGGTTAAATGAGCCACTGACCCGGCGCCAAACTGTAGTTGGGCGGTCCCCGCGTCGAAGATCGGGATAGGAGTCAAGGGTGTTGCAATACCTTGGCTAGTCATTTGAGCAAGGATAACAATGTTATCATTCTCGGGAGACAGACCTTGTAAGGCATTGTTCGTGTTCAGTTCCGTGTATGCCCCAGGCACCCGAAGATTGCTGGGAATAGTCTGGAAAGTAATATTTGGGCTTGACATTATTTCTCCTTTGTATATTTTTTCGGAGTGTATTTAACTTCATCTTTTGAAACAGGAACAGTCTCTTCATTCTCATTTATGGGAATTGAAGTCGCATAAATGATAGTATTTGGAGCCGTTTCTATTTTTTTACCGTTTATCATTATATCGGTCATGTGTCTCATGATAAAACCACCAAGTCCTCGGCCCTGTCAGGCGTATCAAAATTCGTACTGTCTGGAGGGCATATCCAATACTTAGTTAAAATTGATTCTACTGTTCCCTCATCCGCATAATTACCATCTTCAGCATCGACCAAAAATGATGTGCTGAAATCCATGTTGTAAAGTTGGTATCCTGCTGTTGCATATGCCTTGGTCGTTATGTTTCTAAAACCTTTTATGACTAAATAGTTTTCTAATGGAAGTCCAAACTTTTGTCCGTTCAGGAACCTTGCTACCGAAACTATAAGATCATATATTCCTTGTTTTCTTTGCGCTTCACCTATTGGGCCACCCTTAGCAGTGTTAAATACCACTATTAAGCTCACTATTATCATATACTTATAAGTACCCGCCAGATTTACTCTCTGAGCTCCTCCGGTATTTATGGTAATATTTACGGCCGGCTTTCTGATATTTATAGTCCCATCAAGTAAATCTTTAAAGTTAATCTCCTGCACATCCAAGCCCTTGGCCTTGAGCGCGTCGAGTATAGCCTCCGTCAAGAGTGTCATGATGCTTGTCTGCATTATATTGGGAAGCTCCCCCAAAAATTTTGACCTGTAACCGTCTGAGTTTGCATTGACGGTGTAGGACTAATATTTAACGGTCTGTCAGAAAAAACCCTTTGTCCTGGATGCTTATTGGTTGCAAAAAATAAGGGCTCGTCCTGGCTCTGAAACGGATTAATTTTTCCCTTTTTTATCTTGTCAAGTAATTCGTTGCATGTTTCATATTCCCGTTCAATTTCTTTCGGCTGTGTCGCGTATAATCCTCTTTTGTAAAGAAAATATGCGGCCAGCCTAATCGACAGATTGTTGATCATCGGAGGAAAAGGAACCTCTACGACCGGGACTGGGTAGCGACCTCTTATATAAGAATCTATCAACGCGTCCCCTTGCTGTATACAAGCATTGACCTTATCTTGGTCAATTTGGTCCGTGTCATTGTCGTCAGTAGTCTGGACAATGACCTGGGACGGAAGATAGTTTTGAAGATCTACTACATTACAATAAGACATTAACCGTGAACTCCTGTTACACCTTGTGTGCCTTGTAACCCCGTTGCACCCTGTGTGCCTTGAATTCCTATGCCATCAATAAGCCGTATAGTGGCAAAGTTTCCTGATGCATCGGCGCTTCCAATAAGCTTCCCGCGTATATAAGCATAAGTGCTTGGAGTTGCTACAGTCGCTATCCCATTTACTCCAGACGTAAGATAAGTCCCGATGGAATATGACGCATCCGTTTGGACCTTTGTTACACCAAGATACGAGACCGAGGCCGGGAGATTCTGTATTGGAGCATTCTCCAACACACCTTCTATTTCCTGGCTGGGCTGAGCTAACCACGCTCTTCCTGTCGAGTCAAGAGTTATAAACAACTGCTGTGAGTTGCTCAAGTCCTGAGCGGCCCTGAAAGATTCAGCAAAAAAATTTAATTGATGAGACATAATTTTCCTTTTATAAAGGAGTGAGGGGATTACTCCCCTCACTCAGCTAATTACGCAATCGTACGCGACCACAGATATCCGACGTCAGTTGAAACGGGGACAATGTCGACCCATTCCGAGACTTCGTATACGCTGTGATGTAACCACTCTTCGCGATAGCTTATCATCCGGCGCCACGTAGCACCATCATAAGCAACACGGTACTGGTATCCTGGGCTGATCTGTTTGAGACCGGCCGCGGCAGGACGGTAGTACAGGAACGCTGTACCTGTCTTGTTCGGATCCCATATGTAGCTCGTATTGGCAGAGGTGATGGTTCCGGCTGCATTCTCATTACCCGTGCTCTGGATAGCGTCGCCGATTATTACGTTATCAAGACCAAACATCGAGGCCAAGAGCCCTTCCGTGATCTGGGCAGGTCCCGCTGTTTGCGTATATTTCAAGCGGTCAATAACTCCACCGTTTGCAGTGGCATGTATTTTGATGGCCTGAAATGTAGGACGAGAAAGCATCAGCGTATTAGGCATTACGCCGGTCTGTTGCTGAATCGTGACCTTGGCGTTTTCGATGTCAGTCAACACAGAGTTGGCTGAAGTGTCGAGCGCCCATCCACCGTTACCGGCTGTCGGAGCCGTCCCGCCTACCGTACCATCCGCCCAGGAAATGCCTGGGTATTTGTCCGATGTTCCGAACACGGTCTGCGCCACAAGCTGTTCGCGGAAGCGATCGATCTTATCGGAGATAAGAAGAATTGTATCCGAAATTGGCTGAATGGGCAAGTTTCCGGGTTGGTTCGAAGCAAAGAACAATTCGTCTGAGACAACGCCACCAAAGGCTATTTCTCTCGGATCCATGTTCTGGGTCGAGACTTTCAAGTCAACGCGTTTCGCTACCGAGTTCTCGGACCTGTATCCGTCTTCCGTCTGTGCAAACCACGGTTGTTTTCCGTATTTCATAACCTTGGTCTGATAATTGAGACCGTTGATGAGCGGAAAAATACTATCAGCAATGTATGACGCATTGCGATATAACACACTTATATTCTGCAGGGCCCCGCGGACCAGGATACTCTGCATTGCTGGATAAGACATTGTTTACTCCTTGTTTGTTTGTTTCAATTCACGACTATGGTACAATTACTTAATTGTATCAATAAGCCGTACAGCTATAATATCTCCAGACGCCGTACTATCTTGCAAAGCGATGGCTCTTGCATAGTTGGTTGCATCCGCGGCCAGGACCGTGGTTCCATAACCATTAGCCCCAGGCTTTAAATACGTTCCAACATTGTATGCGGCATCGACCGTAAGCTTGGTAACACCAAGGTACGAGATCGTTGCAGGCATATTAGCTAACGGCGTATTTTCATACACACCTTCCGCCCTATAGAATCCCTTTACGCTCGCATCGCAAATATGAACATGCGGGAAAGCAGAAGAATCCAGATAGGCAAAAATCTGTGAGCCGGCAGTGCTAAGATCGTCAGCACTGAGAAAACTCTCGGCCTGGTAATTCAGTTGATAAGCCATTGTTATACTCCTTGTTTATTAACCAACGGAAGCCTGCAAGTATTCCTGAACTTTTTCAGGGTCTTGCGAAGCCAATTTATTTAAAGCCGCATGATATGGAATCTTGTCCTTTTCCATAAAATCCTTGATCTTCTTTTCGCAGAAATCCGCTACACCGTCCGGGGACTGCTTAGGAGCAGCACCAACAGTTGGAGCAAATTCCCCAAACTCCACAACCTTCGGCAGAGATGAAAGGTATTGTTTATATTGATCGACGTGGCCTGATATCGCCACAATTTTTCCTTCTGTAAAATCTTTTGTCTCTTGCGTATCTATATCAGCACGTAACTTAATATTTAAAACCTGTTGGTCCAAATCCGCGGGTCTCATACGACCTTGAGAGACAAGTTCCTTGCAGAATTCACGATATTCTCCCATGGCATTTTCAGCCTGTTCCGCTTCCATGCCAGATACTAACTTCTCATTCTCAGACTGGAGCTTGGTAATCAAAGCTTTTAACTGAGCAAGTTCTTGTTCAAGCTCGGATATTTTATCCTTATCATCTTTTACTTCCGCAACCGGAATAGCCTTGGTTCCCGGGATTGTAACGCCCTCTTCGGCAAAATTACCCGAGACCGTGGCCTTCTCCATACCCTCTTGGACATGACACATATGATCATGTGCCTTTGAAAGAGCTTCGTGAATTTTATCCGGTTCCTTAACCGACTGGGCCTGTCCAAGGTAATGGGAAACCATCTGGAGATGCTCCTTGTGCGTCATGGAATCAATATCTTTTGATAGAGGTGCCATAGGTTGTTCCGCATGGTCTTTAATCTCGTCGCCACGAGCCATCTCGTGAGCTGTTTCGAGATGGTGTCTGGCCATTGCAAGATTTTCCGAGGCCCCGGCCTTGGACGTGATATCTTGTCCGGAAAGACCCTTTACAGCGGTTTCTGAAGGCAAAGCCATATGGCTTTTCGCAGAATTGAGAAACCCAGCTGCATGAGTCAAATGTTCTTTTACCAACTCATGGGGTTTGGGAGGTTGTAGAGTTTCAGCCATAGTAGCTCCTTCGGGATATTGCCCGTCTATAGTTTTTATTTGAGGTACTTCACTTGTTTGTAACTTTGAAGAGGTCCCCTCACCAGGGAACTCGGCATGATCGATTTTGGAAACATCAATTTTAAAAAGATTGAACAATCTTTTGAAAAAATTATTCTCTTGCTTAAGTTCATTAATATCTGTCATATCTTCTCCAAACTCGTATGTGTTAAAAAGTTCTTCTTCCGCAAACTTAAAAGGTCCAAGACCTTTTACCGCCGGAGGAGACCCACCGAGGAACCCTAAATGTCGAATATTCAAATCTGGGTAAAGGCTAATAGAACGGGTTTTATAAAGCCCTTTCTTAAGCATATCAATGAACTCGGGTTGCATTTCTGTGAGTTTGAGATATAGTTTCCCGCCCGCGGCCTTGGCCTTTTCGATCCAGCCAAACGCAGGGGAATTGTCTTTGGGGTGTCCTATCACGACCGGGGCTATGTGGCGTTCGGGGTTATTGACTTCCGTCGCTTTGTTGTATTGCTGTGCTATGCTGTCGACGTCCTCTGGCTCCCATTTACGGGCCTGGCCGTCGGAATCTATATGCAATCCTGCTTTAAAGGCCGAGACCCAGGAACCCTCTTTAAGTTCATCGTCGTCTTCATCTTTCGCTTCATTATATATAGGTTCATCGCGCTTCATCTGAAGTTCGCCCCGTACGTCCGCGTGTATGTTCTTTGCAGGAACCTGGGTCAGGGACTTGTCTTTCGAAACGCCTATGCCCATTGGCATGAGGTCTGACGACTTGCAATTGATATCCGCATGATCCATATGCACCTTCATTCGTGTGTAGTAGTCTGGCATCTCTTTAAGGTGATCGCAAGCTATTTTCAAGGCCTCGGACGGGTCCGTGGTGTGTTCCATTTCCTGCTTCTGGCCCAACATAAGTTCATTTAAATCAAGTTTATAATGTGTTGCAACATCTGTTATAGACTCGGAATAAGCCGAAGGTATCATTCTTTGCATCCCGCACTTGGGAGCAGGAGTTGGTATCTGCATTTGATTTCCGTAAGTTATTCCAGACGCGTCCTTTTCTTCTTCATTTTCCAACGTATGTTGCTTATCATCAAACTTAGGGTGCTGTCTATCTTTTATCTGTTGGTCAGTGAGTCCGGACTTGGGATCTTTTACAGCCGGCCTCGGCATTGCCAAGACATGTGCTCCTCGTCCAGCCGGGACATCCTGTGTAGGATCTTTATGGCTCCGACCGAGCCCGGGTCCCGCTTGTCCGTATAAGTTTGTTCCTTGGTCTTCTTCTTTGCCACCCTGACGATCGATTACGGAAACATTTTTTACGGGTTGTCTTACGGATATCGACATTGCGTCAAGGTATCCGTGTTCCTTGCCCAAGGCCTTGGCTTTTGCCTGTTCTATAATTCGCAAAGCAACTTCGTTCGGATATGGCATTAAACTCCTATATCGCCCGATTTAAGACAAAATGTCTGGTATAAATAATACGCAATAAGGCGTATTATTTATGCTATTAGCTATTTATTTAACTTAATTTGCACTTAAAGAGTTCGAAAATGACCTTAAAAGCCAGAAACTGTTCAAAAAATAACAATTTCATGGCTGTTTTTATTTGTTTTTGCCAGAAATAGGTCGATTTTAGGAACAAACTTATAACTTATTGATACGAGAGGACTTATGAAAAGAAGCATAAAGAAGGAAAAATTTTTAAAAGCACTGGTAGAGTGCAATGGGAACATTTCCAAGGCCTGCATGAGCATCCAGCTTGTCCGGCAAGACTACTATGACTGGCTTAAAAATGACCCAAATTTTGTAGAAGAGCTTAACCAACTGCACGAAGGAATGAAAGACCTAATCGAAGAAAAAGTCCTGGAAAAGATAAATTCGGGCTCCGATTTGTGGATGGATAAATGGTTGGTTGCCAAGGCCGCGGACCGGGGCTGGGGAAAGGCCAAGACCGAGCACGAGGGTAACATAAACGTTGTAATCAAAAAAGAAATCATAGACGACGCGATAAAAACTGAAGTCAACCATATATAGATAGTATATAGAGATGGATCTAAATCTTAATCTTACCCAGACGGCTATGCAGCACAAGGTATTCGACGACCCACACCGGTTCGTGGTCTTGGCTAAGGGGCGCCGTTGTGGTGGTACGTATGGGGCAGTATTGCGTGTTATGGAGGATCTGTGTGATGGTAAACGCGTACTATGGATTGATACCGTCCAAGTTAACCTAAGCAACTACTTTCAACGATACTTCGTCCCGCTCCTGGCCGGGGTCTCGCAAGACCTGTGGTCTTGGAACGAACAAAAAAAGCAATTCAAGTTCTTAAAAGGTTTTCTCGACATGCGATCAGCCGAGATACCCAAAAACATCGAAGGCTTTGCCTACAATACTATTATTATCAATGAAGCAGGGCTAGTTTTTCTTGCAGACGACTATCTTTGGTACAACGCCATATACCCCATGGTCATGGACTACGAGGCCCGGGTCTTCTTCGTAGGCACACCGAAAGGTAAACTCGCAAAGAGGTCCATAAAATCTACAGGAGAAAAGACAAAGAACGAACATCTGTTCTATACTTTTTTCAAAATGGGACAGGACCCAGACCCAAAAAACCAATGGAAATCTTTCCAAATTAGCTCCTACGATAACCCCAAGATAAAGAAATCTGAAATTGAAGCATATGAGGCCACGGTCCCGGCCTCGATCCGGGCCCAAGAAATACATGCCCAGTTCGTGGACATGAGCCAAGATAGCATTTTCCAATCATCGTGGTGGCAATATACTGATACCTTGCCAGAAGGTTTTAAAGTTTCTCGCAGGATCCTGTCCTGGGATACGGCTTTCAAGGACGGAGAATCAAACGATTATTCCGTCTGCACGTATTGGATACAAACCATGGATAAATTCATATGCGCGGATATGTTTATGGGACGTCTTACGTTCCCCGCTTTAATTGATAAAACTAAATTCTTGTATGAAAAGTATAACCCAGACCTAGTCTTGATCGAGGACAAGGCCTCGGGTCAGTCTCTCATTCAAATGTTCCAGCGGACTACTATGCCTATAACCCCTTTTAAAATTGATAAGGATAAAATCTCCAGAGCGGTTGCGATAACACCACTAATAGAGCAGGGAAAAGTACTACTATTAAAAGGGGCCTGGAACCAGGTCTTAATCGATCAGGCAACGCTATTTCCTTTGGCGGAGTATGATGATGCAGTTGATAGTTTAAGTCAAGCATTGCTATATCTCTCGGGCAACAATTATTGGGGAGATGTAAGACCAATACTTAGTAAAAAAATTTATACAGCGGAAAGCGAAATGCAAGGATTCGAAGAACCAGTCTTTCATAATTCGCATCCCGCTTTCCGGCCCGAAAAAACCCTAACTGGATTTTGGGAGTAAATACTATGGGACGTTATCACAAATATAAACCCCCTCGCATCGTCAAAATGCCCCTGGCCCAGGGCGGGTCTTACGATTTCTACGAGCCAGACCATTTATTAAGCGAGCAAATGACCCCGAAACAGGCCTTGCCAATGGAAATAGCCATACGCGAGACCGCGTGGAACTATTACCGAGTCCTGGGCTTTTTACCTAATCCTTCCGAGGTCTTGCGCAAACTGGGTAAGGACATCAGCGAATACAAATACCTACTGGAAGATTCCCATGTCAACGGTTGCATGTCCAGTCGCAAGGCCGGGACTCTAAGTCTTAAATGGACCCTGGACCAGAATGGGTCTGCATCACGTCAGTATTCTACCATCAAATTAATTTTTGATTCATGGCCCATCGATGAAATAATGGGTGAAATGATGCACGCCATCTTCTTCGGTTACCAGCCGTGCGAAGTAGTCTGGAAACGCCAGAGCGGACTTGTATTGCCGGAAAAATTCGTGCCCAAGGACCCAGACTGGTTTAGGTTCTCGGATATAAACGAGCTTCGCTATTTAACAAAACGTAATATGGTGACTGGAGAACCTGTCCCGGGATATAAGTTTATAGTCCCCCGATATCACGCATCATACGAAAGGCCATATGGACGTCCTCTTGGTTCAGTTGTATACTGGGCCGTAAAGTTTCGCCATGCAGGCCTCAAGTTTTGGACCGAGTTCGCGGAAAAATTTGGTCAACCCTGGATCAAAGCTACTTATCCTCTTGGTACTCAGCAAGCCCGCGTAATGCAGATGCTTGATATGCTAAATACAACTATCCAGGACGGGGTCGTGGCCGTGCCAAGCGAATTTAACGTAGAGACAATTGACGTTAACAAGACCTCGTCCGGGGATATCTTCAACCAGTTCCTGGAACACATGAACGAGGAAATTGCAATTGGTATTCTTGGCCAGACGCTTACAACCAAAATGGACAAGTCGGGTGGAAGTTTTGCAGCGGCCAAGGTCCACGGCGGTATCCGTAAAGACCTGATCGAAGAAGACCGTAAAATGATCGAACGCGCATTTAATGAACTCATAGGTTGGATATATGAGCTAAACTGGGACAACAGCCAGACTAAGCCCGTGTTCCAGCTCGTCGATGCGCCCACGCCCGGGCTCGAGGACGGGCAACTTTCCGTGGCATTGTACCAAACTGGAATTAGGTTTACTAAGGAATATTACCAGAACCGTTACAATTTACTCGAAACGGAGTTCGAAATTCCAGACGCGGAAGAGATCGCGGCCCAGGCCCAGGCCAGCAAGGGCGTGGCCCCGGGCGGTGATCCTATGGATACAGCGGAAAACAAATCCACATACAATAGCACTAAAGAAGCAGTGAACAGATTAACCAGACGATAACCTGAGAGGATTTTGTTATGAACTCGGAAGAAAAAAATTGCAACGATCGACGCAAGTTAAATGGGATATGGAATTTCTTTGTGGGCATAAACTTGTGGAAATTCCTGATGGATGGTCTCATCCTAGCCGCGGTCACTGGTACGTTTAGTGCGCTATGGACCCAGAACGCGGACATCGCCTGTCTTAAAATGGGTGTGGGTGACATGCGTATCTCGCAGGAAAAACGGGACGTGACCTTAGACAGGATGTCCGGCGAGATAAATAAAATAAACAATAACATTGACAAGATATCTTTTAAATTGGACTTCTTACAAAATCAGGTCCAGACCAAGACCCGGGTCTCGCTTAAAATTGATAGCATTACTTCGTATGTCACGTCCAACCTTAAAAAAAGATTAGGAGAATAGTATGAAAGAGCAACTCTCTCAAAAACTACAGAAACTGAAAGAGGATTTCGAAAAAGGTCAACAGACCGTTAGTCAGGCCTCGGCCAGACTCCAACAAGACCAGCAGACCCTGTTAAGGATGGCGGGCGCAATTCAGGCCTTGGAAGAATTGACAAAAGAAATAACCGACTAGGGCGTGTTTTTCAGGCGCCCTAGTCATGCCGGCCTTGCGCTTCTTGTGCTGTTAACTCCTCCCGCAGCCTCGCGCATTGGCCGGATTTTTATGAGTCCTATGAGAGAAAACCACGGGCCTTGTCGTTGATCTGGGAGGCCGCGCCCCCTTGTGGGCGTGGTAGTTCACAAAGGGATCTATGTTGTATTTTAATGTTCAAGACGCGGGTGTGACATCCTATTTCGAGACCCTGCTTGGAGAAATTAACCACTTTCCAATGCAAGACATCGGAGATATCATTGTAAATCAGGTGCGCCAGACCATCCTGGACATACCCCTGTACAAGACCGGGGCCTTGTACGAGTCCATAAGCGCGGAGTATACAAGCAACAATGAGGTTATTGTGGATTCGGGTGTTGATTACGCCGTATATCTGGACGAGGGAACCAAATACATCGACGCGCATCACTTTTTAGAATTCACACCGGAAATGGAATCAGAAATAGACTCATTCCTGAATAGGTTTTGGGGCGAGGACTACGAGCCGTATAGCTATCATCCGTAAAAATACTCCTTGTGTACGAGGCCGCGGCTTGTCCAACTCCCACCGCGCCCCGTGAGGACAAACGCTACAACCAGCAACCAAGATTATTTTCAAAACGCGCTCCTTACAATAAATTTAAGAGTAAACTTGCAGCCAACGTTTCGTAAATGTATGTTCGTTTGGCTTTGCAAATGACATACATTTACGTGTTAGGTGCTGTATGGCAAATTTCCATAGTGTTCTGCGCAGGGCTTTTTAGCGCATGGATGCGCTCTTCGGCTATCCGGCAGTATTTTTCTTCCTTCTCAATTCCGATATAGTTTCTTCCAGTATTGATACAAGCGATTGCCGTTGTTCCTGAGCCGATGCAGTTGTCAAGTACCGTATCGCCTTCGTTTGTGTATGTGCGGATAAGGTACTCGAAAAGAGCAACAGGTTTTTGAGTAGGATGGAAACCTCTTACTTCTGCCCGATTAGAGAATAAAACAATGCTTTCTGGCTCTTTAAAATCATAAACTTTTTTATCATATTCTGGCTTTGAATGGGCAATAGAGGAACTTTCAGAAAGGCATTTATTGGCACCATGCTTTATTGGCACGTCCCTTTTTTCTTTTTGTGCATTGAAAAGGCACGGTTCTTTCGAAAACACTAAAATATCTTCATGTATTTTTTGGGGCTGATATTTAGATAATGCAAAATTGCCCGCGAATTTTTTATTCCATACCCATGCAAACCTAAACATTTTGGTATTGCTCATAACTAATGCGCTTGAAAATGGCTGTGTTGCTGTAAAAACTAATGCCGCTTTATTTTTTATTACTCTGCTATACTGTTCCCATAACGATTTAAAATCTATAATACAATCCCATTTACACGAAATCGTTCCGTAAGGTAAATCACAAAGAACCATATCAATACTGCAATCTGGTATTATTTTCATTACCTCAAGACAATCCCCGCACGTAATTGTATTTGTCTTCGGCGCACGATGCGCCGTGTCTTGCCCCGCGCCTATAATATTCATGTTTTTATTTGCCATATTGCTCCTAACTAATATCAATGATGATCCTTGGCGAGGACTACCCTTAGCTTTTATTATATATATTGCGGGTAGGTAGGGATGCTAAAGAATCAGAGTAGCACAAATTTATAAATTGTGCTACTTCTTCTTCCCTATACCATCACAAAATCAGTCTGGTCCGAATGCAGAATCAGTTCACATAACTCAGCCCGGGTGGAACGGTAGTGCTGCAAAGGATCTTGTTTAACCGTTACTCTCGGACCATGAATCATAGCTCTTCCAAATTCAGCCAAAAATCTGGCATAAGACTCTTCGTCGGGGGTCTGTTTCTTGCTATACATAAAATTTCTCCTTATTGAGAGGGTTTAGTTGTGTTAACCGCGTTCGGCCTGTAAATAACTGCTGACCAATTTGTGATACACTCGCCTGGTATATAATCCTCCAGGTAGTTTATCTCCCCGAATCTTGGCCTTGATCAAGTCCAAGACCTTGGTCTTTTGAACTCCTGCATTCGCGGAGATATATCTCAGGAAATCAGATACCCTTCCAGAAGCGTTTTGAGGGCACTCCAAGGCCTCGGACAGGGCCAAGGTAGGTTTGAGCGTCCGATAGTAGTCCCCCACGGTCCAGGACAACGCCTGATAGATATAACAATCGAATGAGCCCTTAGATGACTTGTAGTTTTCCAAGACAGGCTTTTCGACAAGTCGTAAGAAAAATGTCTGGAGCACATCTTCCAAGTCCTGGACCGAGACCCGGGAAGCCAAGTAATACCGGCATAGGTTGCCGTTTAGGCGAGCAAACTCACCTGGATTCCTTGTTTTTTGCATAAAAATAGCCTTTCTGTAAGAATTTGGATAACGGTAATAGTAGCTCGAAAACTTTAAATCGTGCTACGATTTATGTATATTGGAGATCTTATTTAGATTTTATGCAGATTTTAGAGGTTAGTTAACTCAAACGGTCTATTTAAGCGCTTTTGAGTTAACTACTGGAAATGGTATATTAAGAGAGTATTAGTATTAAGGAACATAGATAATCACTTGCAAGCCCGAGTTCTTGGTCTTGGAAATCGGGATCGGGTTTACCTTTTTACCTACACTATCTGTCTGAGTTTTATTTTAAACTGGGAGGCTGGTTCTTGATTCAGGAACACAGATTAACAATAAGTGAACAAGGTCATCCATGATTCAGGAACACAGATTAACAATAAGTGAACAAGGGTCCTCCATTTCTTCCTTTTTTTGACCATTTTAACCTTGTTCACTTACTGGCAAAAAAGACTTCTATTTACTTATTATATAACATAATAATATATATTGTTGTTATTGATTTTATGTCTTTGATTTATAGGGATTTAAAGTATACAAGGGGGGTTTGGCGTCTTTTGTTAGCTAACAACTAGACAAGGTCTGTAGGGATTCTTTGATGTGAGAATTTATTAACGAGTTATTAAAGCAAACAAGCCCAAAAATACCTTGTTAGCTTTGTCACCTAAAGATACCTTGTTCACTTTGTTCACTTATTTTTAACTGCGCAAAAAACAATAATAAATAAATAAATAAAAGACTTGACACGGACAGTTTTATCTGTTATATTAATAGTATAAATTAAATTTTAACTATCTCAAAGGAGATGAAAATGGGTAAGCAAATAGGTCGTCCAAGAATTGAAAACTTGCAACGCAGACAGGTAATAACTCTTTCGTTGAGTCCCGTATGTATTGTTAAGATGGTAACCATTGCAAAATGGAAAGGAATAGCAAACGGTCGTCTGGTGGAGGAATTAATTGATGAAAAACATAAGGAATTATCCAAATTATGGGATGGTCCCACACCCCCATCTAATGAGAGTATTCTTGCAAAGATAACCCAAGACCCAGCCTACGTGGACTTGAGTAAATAAGTTATAAACAAAAATTAACTGGCTAGAAGAAATAGGGTATTATGAAAGCATATCGTGATTACATTGATTCTAAGGGTGTTACAATATCAGACATAAAGCAAATCATAAAGCCTTTGGCAGAATGGTCTCGTTACGTTATTGGTAGAAATGATATTACTGAAATACGTATAATTGACTTAAAAAAGGGCAATTTCTCTGGTTATTTTGATAATTTTAAGGATATTATAACGAGAGTTCTTCCGATAAAAGACCCTACGGATTTAAGACTTTTTCCTTTTCGGGATCCAAACTCTATAAATGTTTTTAAAGGTGATTATCCCAGGTCTTGCGAGGCAATGACGTGTTATTTCCTTCTGAACCGGGTTAATCCTGCATTATTATGTCGGTGCAAAAATCATATTGAAAAGGCCAGCACTACCACTTCAGATATTGATATACTGTCTTATTCTTTCATACTTATTGACGTCGATTCCGGAATTCCTGCTCAAGTTTCTGCAACGAATGCGGAAAAGGGTAAGTGCTTGCGTGTTTTAAAGCGTGTAAGGGCATATTTGCGGGCTCGCGGCATAGACCCTATCATTGGCTCGAGTGGGAACGGGTACCACGCTCTGGTGCCTGTTGATATGCCTAATAATGAAGAATCTGTGGCGAAGATAAAGTCTATATTAGCACACCTCCATACTTTGTTCGGGGAAGGCCCTGTAAAAATAGACCAAAAGGTTTTTAATGCGTCTCGGATATCGAAACTGTTTGGGACTGGGGCTTGCAAGGGCAGTCACGCGATCGCGGAGGGTAGAGTACATAGAATTGCATACGTAATGCATATGCCACAAAAGTTGCGTGATAATCCTAAGTTTTCGTATAACCTGGATGCCCTTTTAAACGAAATACCGGTAATCGAGTCTTCAAAGTCCACTACTTTTTCCAACAATGATCAAAGCAAAAGCATTGATATTGCGTCAAAATTTTTGACTGAAAAGGCCTTTGAGTTAAAAGAATATGATAAAGATGGGCGCCATTTTTTTACTTTTAAAGACTGTCCTTTGCACAAAGACATATCTCCAGACGAGCACACTTTTGAGTGTTCGTTGATTATTGAGTCGAACGGAGCGTATGCATATAACTGCTTTCACGAAGATTTTCACTATCAGGATTTCAAGACAAAGACGGGTTTTTCCCCCATCAATTTCGATATCGATATTACCTGAAAAGATCGATGTTAATCAGTTTTTTTCGGGTACTGAATACTCTGTAAAAAGCGACTCGACTGCTGTTGCTGCAGTTGTTTCTAATCCGGCGC